ACACATGAACACACCTTACAGCACAACAAGAGGAACAATACTAGGAGGAGATAATACTGATATCAACGCGAGCAATGTAAATAATCGGTCATTACCTTTATTCTTTTATTTTCAAAAAGAGAATGAGGATAAGTATACTGACGGTTCAGATATCAATAATTTGTGTTATGGATTCGCAACTAAACATACAGTAGGCGGAGATCATTATATAGAGCTACACCCTGAATTGTTAGGGGGAATTAATGCTGCTCTCTTTCAAACAAATTTTCTAGAGGGAGTTCCTGATCGTATTCACGCGGGGACATTGTTAGGATATGATTATCATTTTAACGCATTTGCTACAGCGTGTCTAATGGGATTTAGCGGAAGACTTAAGGTAGATTATGCATTAGTAAACGCTTGGGGATTAGGAGATACAAACCTTTGGAAACAAGGAGACCATGAAGGAAGAAACGCACAAGATTACAAAACAGCTGGACTTATGCGATATAATTATGTAGGGTGTAATAATCCTAAGTTCGAATATGACCCTGAGAACAGTAGATTTTATTTTAGCGAATTACATACTCCTGAAGTCAATGGTCAGGCTTGGATTTCGGCAGGAGATAACGGTTCAGGGGTTAGTCCAGCGATAGAGGATAATACACAAGAAGGGGGGAATATTGTGTATAAGATAAATAAAAGAATTAATCCATATACATACACACCCGATATGAAACCTTATGAATATGATATGGACGTTGATTATCCTTATGGACACCTAGCTTCTTCAGGTATAAACAGGAAAATATCTAAACCAAATAGGAATATAGAAGCTTGGTCAGTATTTGATAGTATCTCAGGAATCTTTATTAGTGATTTCGGATATGACGAATCTGAGTGGGATAATGGTCTCTGGGGAATATTAGGTTTTTCATATAATCAATTTAATAAAACGTTAACCTCAACAAATAATAGAAATTCAAGAATTGTAAATGATAATATAAATGATTTAAATATCCCAACAACAAATAGTGACATTGTTAGTACAGATACAAGAGACTATATTGTCAATCAATTCGGTGCCGTCTATTTTACAACTCAACTTCCTTCAAGTTCAACTTTACTTCATAAAGACTTTTTACCAGCGATAACACAAAACACCGATAGTATTAGACTTGTAGCTCAGAATATTCCTAGAAAAATGTTAAGACCTTATTATTGTATACGCTCAGATATTATAGACTCCCCGCATTATATAGGAGGAGATACTAGTAATAATGAACTCCCAGTAGTTGCGATTTGTGATAAACAATATTCGGGTGGTGATTTTTACTTTTCTTCAGACGAGGATTTTGTATTTACAATTACAAAGGAAAAGACTATTACAAATATTACAACTTCTATACATGACCCGAATCAGTCATTCAGTCAGGTAAATAATGATAGTGCCGTTATTTATAAAATTGAGAGTGAAGTTGTGAATCAGACTGACCTAGCTCAACAGATATTACAAAAGTTGAAGAAATAGAATCTGTCATTTTTAGACAGTTGACAGATAATCTTTCAAGTAGTAATCAATCCTATAAGACTGTTTAGTTTAACAGTCTGTTTAAAATTGACAGATTTAAATTTAAGTTTAATTGATAAAATTAATTTCTAGTTATTAGATATATGAGCAGTGAAATAGAAGAATTTATTACCTTCTTAGCACAAAGGGGGGAAGCTGACTTAGTGCAGTCGTTAAGACAACTTCAGGAAGAATATGAAAGATTTTTAGATCCAGACTATGAAAGTGAGAGTGAATACGACAGCGATAGTGACGTATCAATGACCGACATAGTTGAAGAAGAGTTAGAGGTAAATCCGTCTATGAATGGATTCTGTTCATTAGCTTAATTGTTTTTTCATGAGATTAATTTTTTCCTCATTGTCTATTTCAGTATCATTTAATATCTTTAATAGGGCTGTCCTTGTATAATATTCCTCCTCTCTTTCAATTGCTAATGTCTCTTCGGTTGCCCTGATAAATGCTCTGTCATAGTCATTACTGAGATTATAATAAAATATAAATTGTGATTGGAAAGTAGGATTGGTTCTAGTGTTAATAAATTTCTTTGCGTCTTCTCTGATATCGAAACTATTAATCTTATTAGTAAATTCTTCAATCTTTTCACTAACACTCATTTATATTTATAATTAATGATAAATAAATAGTCTTTAAATAAAGATAAATCCAAGATAATGACACTTTTTAATCAAAAACAGGGTATAAATCTAATATTATGACTATTTTAGACGTTATTTAAACATAAATCAATTGATTTATGTCTTGTTTAAGTCCTTTTTTATCATAATATTAGATTAATTACCGTATTTAGTTGATATTTTAGTCATAAATTTAGATTTAAAGGGTAATTAATCTATATAATTAAGTATAGATATGATTTATAACGGAAGCCAAGGTACTATCTGCTTTTATTTTAAGGGATTGTTAATTAGCAGTTATCCATTAACTCAAAAGAAAACATGTCAACGATATTTGAATCAAGGGGAAGACTTAATTTATCAAAGTAAAGGAATTAATATTATGAAACAGATTAAAGCATATCTTCATTTCTGCAATATGATTTACAATCGTAAAAAAAATAATCAACCTATTAGAAGGACAGATCATATCTATTTCTTGAATTGCCTGACAGCATTATTAAGATTAAAGATAATTGAAAACGACGAACAAAATGGATTTATGTGTTTCCCTAAAAAGAAATATTAACTTTTTTCAAAAGGTAAAATAATTGCCCTTGGTATTCTATTCTTTGTTATTCTTGTTAACTCTTCACCTTCATTAAGACCGAATTTAATTGTTAGATTAAATTTATCTCCCGTATAACTTACAGCAGAGCCAGTTGGTTTTATTTGTGATTTTCCAATTTTAATTTCAAGAGTTTCTCTCTTATTTGTTCCGTCTTTTAATTCTTGTTCTATCTTCGCTAATCTTTCTTTAGATTTCTTAGTTAACTTATCAAGACTTTGACCTGATACCTCAACTGCTTCGTCTAGTTTCTTTTTAAAGACGTCATATCCAAATCTACTTTGTATCTTCTTCGCTTCTGCTTTCTTTTTAGGTTCGATAACTTTAATTTTTTTAGGGTCTACCTTAGGTCTTCCAACCTTCTCCTTAGGTCTCACTTCGTCTTCCTTTTGAGATTTTAATTTCTGTGTTTGCTTTGGTTGTTTCGGTTTCATTTCTTTTCTATCCTTACTAATAGATTTATCTTTAAGTGCTTTCTTAAACTGTTCTACTGCCTCTTTCTTTGCTTCACGAATTTCTTTCTTTTTCTTTTCCTCCTTTACCTGCTTTGTTTCTTTTGCTTTTTGCTTCTGTAGTTCTGTCTTTGGTTTCGGTTTAATAATCTCCTCCGCCTGTTTTAAAGTTATCTGTTTCCCCCTTTTTACTTTCGGTTTTATCGCTTTCTTTAAATGGTCTATCATATAATTATTTGATTCAACTAGTTGAATTAACGCATTTACATTCTTCCTATCTTTAGCAGGTATAGTAATTTTACTCAGAATATTATGAGCCTTTATTAATTTAACAATTTCAGGAGCAGTTAACATAAGTTATATCTCTTAAAAATAAAATAATATATATGATATAATGATTAATAAAACTTTCTCCAAAGGCGACATGATTGAAGTGATTCGAGCTTTCAATATAGATATCCCTAATTTTGCTTCTATGGATAAATCTACTTTATCTATGAAACTCTGGGCGGAGTTGTGCAGTATTGAATCTATTCAACCTGAAACAGATATATTTAATATCTCTGATATTGAAGAACTAAAAACTTATATGATAAATAAGAATCCTAATAAATTACTATCTGTCAAGGAAAAAAATAAATTAATGAGATTCTGTAAAGAAGTAATTGTATACTGTAATAACGGATACAATGTTGATATGAGCATATTTAATGATTTCACAGAAATTGAATTACAGTTAAGAGATATATCAAAATACGGAGATATACCTTCAGTAAGAAGGGCAATTAAATTATTCAATAAAGATCCTAAACTTAAGGAAGAAATAAACCCTATTATTTCAAATAGAGTTAAAAGAGAAATAACTCTCAAGAAGAAAAATAAAGTGAAAAAATATTACGGTATTATCGTGAAGCACGGCTCATTTGAAATCACATTTGACTAGAAATACTCCTTGTAAGTTTTCATTAATTTTGCAGTGTCGGACATATTCTTGATATTTTTTGTAATACAAATTAAATGCCGAATATCTACATAAACTTGGTCTATCCAACCCCGCTCTTGGTGCTCGTAAGGTCGTACTTCAAATTCGTCTTCATTATAACGCCACATATATAATCCGTCGTAAAAGAAGAAATAGAAATACCAATCTCTCTTATCTCCTTCAAGACCTTCTAAATATAACAACTTATTATATCCGAACATTGTTTCTTTATGTTTATCATGATTCAACTTGCGACTCTTCAACTCACCTATAATTTGAGTATTTCTAAAGTCTACCTGTTTCTTTTCATTCTGATACAAATTTAATCTATCGTCTCTAAAAATATCTTGATTAAGATACCCTACGACTAAACGCTCCCTAATCTTCCCGTAAACTAAATCTTCTGCTAAATTCCAACCCATAATTTTAATTTATAATATATAACAGAAATTTTTATGATTTCTTAAACATAGATTAATTATCTTTAAATAGTTTAAAATCTATATAAATCTGTCTTTTTTAAACAGATACTCAAACTAAAGAGTCTTATAAGATTCTTTACTACTTGAAAGATAATATGTTAACTGTCTAAAATTGACAGATATTCTGTCAATTTATTCTTCTTGAGCTTTCTTGACATATACACTCTGTTGAGTCTTGACACTATGACCGAGATTGTGTGCGTCCTGCTCCATTTCCTCCTTGACTTTAGCATACTTACTTGACAAATAAATTTTTCTAAGCATTGTACTGGAAATTGATTTATTCATGTATTTCTTTGAAGTCTTTAACAATAATTGAGAGAGTGCATTTCTGCTATAAGGTTTACCAGTTGAAGAAGTAAACAAAACACCCATTCCGTTAATTCTTATATATTGCCTTAATAGTTTCTCTAAATCCTTCGGTATATCTATCTTTAATTCCTCATATTTGGAAGACGTTTTATATTTATTTAATACGAAAAACATAGAATTTTTATTAATCACTAAATAATTCTTATCTTCCTTCTCAGCTTTTGATAGTTTATTATATGACCTCTTATTTATTGTTTCCATACCAGCGACGTCATTCCTAAGAGGTATTCTAGTATATATATTATAGATAGTATATACTTGAATTAAAGTTTTATCTTTTGCGGTTAAATCCTCCTTCTTCTTCAATTTTTTATTTTTAATCTCTTCACCCATTTCAGAAATCATTTTATTTACCTCTGATATATCAACGAAATTGTCTTTCTGTTTATCGGAAATTATTCCAGTGGCGTTTTGCTCTTCAAGAGACTTTGAATGATTATCTCTCATTTCAGAAAATTCCTTGATTAGAGATTCGTCCTTCTCAATGGCCATTAAATAAACAATTATCGAGTTCAAATAATTTCGGCGAGTTGTATAGTGTAAATCCTTCAATTTCTCTTCTATTTCAGAAGGAGATTTTAAAAAGTCTAAACTATCTTTATCATGTAATTTCATTAATTTCATTAGGTTAGAAACATACATTTTTATTGTTGAATCTTTCGCATTAGGTCTTGCTTTTGTCAGAATCTCTGTTAGATTTTCTTTATTCATATTTATATTTATAATTTAGATTTTATTTAAATAACAATTATTAAATTTAAAATCTGTCAAAATCTTTGATTTTCATAGAATACTTAAGTATTCTGTCAATTTTAGACAGTTGACAGATAATCTTTCAAGAAGAGTTTATTATATAGAAGGTTATTTATTTGATAGTCTGTTTAAAAATGACAGATATGAGAATTTATATTTTTTGAGAGTAATAACTCGCAATAGGGTTCATAACTGTCTTAGACTGCCTTCGGCTTGTATTTTTTTATTTTGATATTTATTCATACATAGTATCGGTGAAACCGTCCTTAATCATGATTCGCTTTTCCATTTCAATATATACCCTCTGAACGAAGGGTGCTTCGTCAGTGTCTAATCCGCCATACTTGTAGTGAAGCTCTAGACCTCGGCTGTCTACACGCTGACCGTCTGGGAATCTAAATGCCTGAACTCCGAACTGTCCTGAAAGCTCGTCAGATTCTCGTATATTAAATGTCTCAAAATTAGAATCTTGGAATGAACTACCTTGACGAGAATACATAGTACGAGTAACATGAGGAACAGCACCTTCAGCCTGTTGAACTCCGTGATAATGGAGGGCACTATTACTTCGGTCAATTGGGAAGATAAAAGCGTCATTCTTCTTGATATTGACGGTAAGTTGAGCGTATTCACCGTCTACCTCAGTTCCCGTATAAGTAGCAATAGAACGATAGTCATTAAGGAGAGTTAACTGATTGTGACCTGCAGACTTAGTTCCGTCAGTTGAAGAATTACCCATTTTATCCGAAGTTAGCATAACAAACATTTTTGGAACACGACGACCAGCACCACCTACATTTCTAATCTGATTTTCCCACGCTGCAGAATTTGCGAGAGTAGTCTTAGTTAGACGAGGCTCTAGGAATGTATAAGCATAGTCAGAATTATCCGCCTTGAATTGTTCCATTGCGTCACCTTCTAGGAATGTATAATCAGCAATAAGACGGACGTCGTCCTGATTCAATAGAACTGGAGTGTCCTTAGTAGCTAAGCGAGCGAAAGGCATAGAGGCACGCTTTCCAATAGTTGAAGAGAGCGTTAATTCGAGTTGAACTTCTTCATTTAACATAAAGAGAGGAAGCTGGACTGAGCGGAGACAGGGCACTAAATCCTCAAGACTTAGAGAAAATACTGGAGTCCTGTCTAATTTATGAAAAACTTGGAGAGACGTATTGTTATCCGTCACAGTAGCTCCCTCAACTGGTTCCATGCCTAAATCCATTCCAATATAGGTTGAAGTATCCGTATTATTTTCATAAACTACCGAATTACTAATAGCACGCCCAGAAAGATACTGCTCACGCTCCTTAGTAACCTGCTGGTCTGTAAATAGAGACTTATAGAAATGATAATGAGACCAATCGTCTACCTCACATATTGTCTTACCACCAATCTTGAAAGTAGCACGCTGAATGAGAGAACCAATTCCAACACCTAGAGGAAGGAAAGAACCACCAAGCGAAGGATCTTTAAAAGAGAAAGTAATTCGAGACTTAGGATTTAGTAAACCCTTATTCTGAAACTGAAAACGGATAAAATTATCCGAAAACACAACAGGTTCCAAAATATCTGTGTCAATACGCTGTTCTGCGTCTGTAATCTGTGCTCCAATATCCGCAAGAAAATCGGGAATATCGTCTTTAGTATAACTCATTTTATATTCATTAAAAATATAAAAATTTTTAAAAAAAGATTATTAATTAAAAAGTATAGAAAAATAATTATCTACTGGAGCACCTGAACATTTCCGTTTTCAAATAAGATAGTCTGTTTTGAATGAACGAAAATAAATGCCGATACAGGGTTGTTGTCTTCTAATCCAATATCCATTTGGACGCCCCATGCTTCGTCCATAAAGTTACCGCCAGCCGTATCCGAACCAACAGTATCATAGGCGACACCTACGACGTAATTTACTCCACCACCTAAGACAGCGTTTCCGTTAGAACTCCAATCCTTATTACAGTTGAGAGGAGATACAGAGGTATGAGTAATCTTATTGTATGGAATAATAGCATTTAATCCGTTTCTAATGACCTGAGGGTCTACTTGAGTCTGCTTGGAATCCGTCTTGTATGCGGTATCAATATTATAGTCAAGAGGATAACGAACGCCTCCCTTAGTAAATACAACCTGCCTTAGGTTAGCAATAGAACCGTCCGCCTTAGTCGGTAGAAGAGTCGCCATGGAATTATGATTCAGATTATTGAGATACGACGAAGGAATGAAATTCATAAAAACTCCATTTACACGACTTAAACCTAGTGCAAAATTAATCTCAGCATTTGTAGAGTTAATCGTCTGATAATAACCCGAAAACGAATTGTATTCTAGACGACCGCCCGAAGTTGAAGGCATATCTTGAGGAGAAGGCATATGAACTTCGCAAACAAGTTTACAGTTGTAAAGTTCATAGAAAGCACCTAAGAGACCACCGCCCGAGGCGTCTCCGCTATTGTCAAAGAGAACAGCAGAAGCAGGCGAAAGGTGGATATCAATCTGAAGACCACCTACACCAGACTGAGCGGATAGAGGAATTGCTGAAGTACCAGATAGCAAACCAGACGGGAGGTGAATACAAAACTCATTAGAATTCACAGCGCTTACACCTGAACCCGAACTCTGTTGAATGACAGATATCTGCTGTCCGTCAATTGAAGGGAGAGTTAATCCAGTTTCACCAAATGCTCCGATTAAGTGCTTCTCGTCTGAAGTAGCTGGGAAGAAACTTGAATAGAACCTATTTGCGTGTTTTAGGTGCTCTATAGTTTGCTTACTACGTGCCGAAGAAATAACTAATTGATCTACAACAGACCAGACACCTAAACGACTATCCATGCGTAACCTAGTGTCAGTAGGAGGCTCACGAGCACTATTCTTATAAACATTTAACTGACCGCAGAAACGAATCGAGCGAGGAAGAAGAAGGGCTTCCTGCTCTGAAATTTGGAAACTAATAATAGGGCGTCCTTCATTATACGAAAAAGACGCATTGTGATTTTGAGGTTTGATTTCTAAATACCGATTACTCATATTTATAATTCTTATTACATAAATATTCTTAAAAAATAAATTTCAAAAAAAGTTAAAATTAGCGAAGCATATCTAACGATTTAATATTCTACCTCAATGCTATTTCCACTGATATTGACTCGCCTTAAGTGAAATACAAAGTTATTGAATAACTTATTCTTCGTCGGTGCTGTAGTTTCTTGATAATTAATTTGAAGATTAAAATCCTTATTGCGAGTATCATAAACACCCTTGTTGAGAGCAAGTGCCCGAGAAATAACAAAATTTCGGTTGTATTCTGAAAGAGAGCGTGCTGAAATTTCAGATTGCTGAAGTGCCTTTGTTGTCTCTATCAGAGGCTGTTGGTCTATGCTGAATTTAGACGAAGTCTTAGAGCAACGGACAGGGCGAGACGGCTGGAGACGTCCGTCATAGATAAACTGATAATCAGTAATATGATCACTAATTCCCCTCATGGTATCTACTGCCCTGAGAGTGCCGTCAACGCCTGCAAGAGCTCCAATATCATAAGTGCTGTCTCCGTCAAGAAGTGCCTTTGCGGTATATACTGTAGCGTCAGTAGGAACACTTACAATAGACTTCGCACGACTATTAACAAGCGGCAGACGAATATTTGCGACTGTATCGTCCTTATTGAGAGAATACTTGTAATTCTGAGCAGATAGCATATCATAAACAATAACGCCCTTTTCCTTCATGCTACTCATAATATCAGCGACGTAAGGTGCTCCCATATCAACTTCTTGGACTACTAACTCAACATTCTTGAAAGAATACTTAGGAGTATATCCAGCACTACTTCCAAACATACTTTCAGAGAATACGAACCAAGAGTTTTTAACGACGTCAGATCCATTATTTGTTCTATTTCCAGTTAATACGATTTCAACTAAACCGTCTCCACCGTCAGCAGTTGCCGAACTATTAATCTGACTAATTACCATTGGACTATCCATAGTAGACATGTGTAGATTGTCAGGACTAACGAATCTAATACGCTCTCCAACTACGAAAGGACAAGTCGCAGGAGTTTGATTCGAGTTAGTCTTTTCAATATAGAATGTAGTCGTAGAAGAACCGTTAGTCCAGTCGTCAGGAACGTCCGAACCGTTAACAGAATGGAAACGAGGATTTAGACGAAGACGTCTGTTTCTCATTGCTGAATCTAATGGACGCAATACCTTGTGAGCGTCTTCAAGTGTAATAACAATTTCTAAACCCGTTAGCATATTAACCCAAACCTTCTCAGAACGGAAAATGCCTGTCTCTAATGGAATACATAGTTTAACAGTTCTGAATTCTAGAGTGCTTGCCGCTGTTTTATTTCCAGACGCATTGAGTGTCTGACTAAAATAAGGATTCGTCTCAGTGCAGTCAGCACAGTCCGAACGACTCGTTCCGAGAGTTCCACGAGTCTGGGGTTTCCAAACAGTTGCTCCCTCAGTTAATGCCCTCTTATTCTTGATACTATCATTAGTATCATAATCTCTCATTACAGATACCATAGAATTATAGTTTGTAATCTGTTCTAAAAGAACAGACCCCTTTTCTGCCGAAGAATAAATTGAAATATCCTTAATAAGACTTGAGCCAGCTATCTTTTCGTCTAACTGAAGACATGTTGGATAGTCGCTCGCTCCAAGGTTAGAATCAATTAAAAAGTCACCCTGTAAATAACATTCGTCAGGTTTGATAAATTTCGTTGTAGGTGGGACTTTGATTCTTAGTTCTTGACCTGCTGTAAAATCTAATCCATTCAGCACACTAACAGACTTTGAAGTTTGTTCGATAGGAATTTTTCCCTCAGCTTTCCAAAATGAAACACTCATATTTTATAATACTATTTACATAAAATATTCTAAAGTAAAAAAAATTCTAAAAATAAAAATTATTAAAATTATTGCTGCTGTTGACGGGCAACTCCTAATCCACCTGCCTGAGCTTCAGATACTGCAGTAATTTCCTGTTGTTTAGGTGCTTCCTGTGCTTCTGTCTCTTGTTCTTGCTGTTGTGCTGCTTTCTTCGCGGGGTCTACC